TGAGGCGATGGCATTCGCGTCTATGACTGGTTCGCGGGGTGATCGCGTACTGCTGGACGACCCGTTGTCCGTTGATCACGCGAACAGTGACGCAGACCTCAAGTCCGCTGAGATCACCTTCACGGAAGCACTGCCCACGCGGGTGAATAACGACGAGTCAGCCATTGTGGTCATCATGCAGCGACTCAACGAAAAGGACACGTCGGGCATCATTATCAAGCGCGAGCTCGGTTATACGCACCTCTGCCTGCCCATGCGCTTTGAGGCGGAACGGCGCTGCATTACTAGCATCGGCTTCCGCGATCCACGCGAGCACGATGGCGAACTGCTATTCCCTGAACGGTTCCCCGAAGAAACTGTCCGCAGCCTGGAAAAGACGATGGGCAGCTACGCGGCAGCAGGCCAGCTTCAGCAGCGCCCGGCTCCACGTGAGGGCGGCATGTTTAAGAAGGCATGGTTCCCGATTGTGCGGGCTGTACCAGCGGGCACCAAGTTCGTTCGGGGTTGGGACTTGGCTGCAACCGAAGGGGCTGGTGACTGGACTGCTGGCGTTAAGATTGGACGTCAAAAGAACGGTCGATTTATCATCGCCCACGTTGTACGCGATCGCAAATCAGCAGCAGGGGTGGAACGTCTGCTAGTCAATACAGCAAGCCAAGACGGTTATCAGTGCGAGCAGTCCATACCCCAAGATCCAGGGCAAGCGGGGAAGCAGCAGGCGTCATACTACATCGGGAAGCTCGCCGGTTACACTGCCCACGCTACAACTGAGTCCGGCGATAAGGAAACCCGAGCCAACCCGCTGTCCGCACAGGCTGAAGCTGGCAATGTGGATATCCTGGAAGGTGACTGGAATGACGCATTCCTTGATGAATTGTGTGTGTTCCCGAACGGGGAGCACGACGACCAAGTTGATGGAGCCTCACGCGCCTTCAACACGTTGGCACTAGGCAGTCAATTTGATCTGGAAGCAATGACTTGATGAGGGTACTATGAGCGAACAACAGGCACCAGCCACACGGGACGACGGCCCGTATGAAAACGTCTTTCTGAACGTCGGCACCAAGAACGACCGCACTGCATACACACGGGCGGTGACGCCCCGCTTGCTGCAATATGGCGAGCTGGAAGGCTTGTATGAGGGTGACGGCTTTGCACGTCGCATCATTGACCTCCCGTCCGAGGAAATGGTTCGCGCTGGCTACTGCATTCAGGGCGTGGAAGACGACGGTGACGTGCTTGCCGAGCTCGAGAACATCGGTGCTCAAGAAAAGTTGTGCGACGCGCTGCGCTGGAGTGCGCTTTATGGCGGCTCCATTGTGGTCATGCTGATCAACGATGGTGGAATGCTGGAAGAACCGCTCAACGTGGAAGCTGCGAAGTCGCTGGAGCAGTTGCGCGTCTATGACCGCTGGCAGGTCACGCATCACCAGAAGTACCTTGATCCGAACGACATGCGCTTCGGCAAGACTCAGCTTTACATGGTGTCACCCATCGAGGGAACACCTTACGTCGTGCATGAGTCGCGCTGCCTTGTGTTTGATGGAACCCCTGTACCTGACCGCATCCGCGAACGGAATGACGGATGGGGCGCCAGCAAGTTGCAACAGTGCTATGACCAGCTGACGCGCTTTGGCATGTCTCACTATTGGGCGAACCAGTTGCTCGAACGTGCCCAGCAAGCCATCCACGGCATCCCCGATCTCACAAACCTGCTCCGCAGCCCTGGCGGTGAAGCACTGGTCAAGAAGCGTGTCGATTTAGTGGATATGACGCGCTCGATCAATAACACGATTGTCATTGACGCGGTGGAAAGTTACGACCTCAAGAGTACCCCGCTCTCGGGCGTTGCGGACATTGTGGATCGCCTGGGGCTCGCTTTGAGTGCTGTCACGGGCATACCTGAGTCCCTGCTCTTTGGCCGGCAGCAAGGCGGCTTAAACAGCACTGGCAAAAGCGATCTGGAAAACTGGTACGCGAAGATCGGGCAAGACCAGAACACCATCCTTCTGCCTCAGCTCGACAAACTGGTGACGGTGCAGCTCCACGTGATGGGCAAATACACCGACGACTATCTCATCAAATTCCACCCGCTGTCTGTCCCTTCCAAGAAGGAAACTGCTGAGACCGATTACAAGCGGGCACAGACGTTCGAGATCCTCAACAACATCGGGGCGCTGGACGCGAGCGAGATTCGCAAGATGCTCCCGGACGAGGGTTACGACATCGAAGACGTGGAGCAGATGCCTGAAACCGAAGTGGAAGAACCCGCAATGACCACACCTCCGCAGGGCACGCCGAATGGCAACGAAGAAGACCTTCAACAATCCTGACAGCCAGGAGCGCGAATACACGCGCCTCCTGCTGCGCTACTCGAAAGAGTTGCAAGCGGATGTGAATCGCGTGCTCATGCCACGCATCGACGATATCATCCTTCAGTACAAGGTTGAAACGCGGACGGATAGCTGGATTGACACGCTCGACGCGCTGATGGCGGAGCTTGCACGCCTTGCACTGGTGGCGCTGGGCAGTGTGGTCACCAAGCTGCCGGGCCAATTTGCTGCTGTCAGCAGGTTTAACGAGGGTCAGTTCAAGCTGGTTGTGAAAGCGAACACCGGACTCACGCTGCCCCCTGTGATGCCCGGTGCCCCATCGAGTTCCATCCTTGGGGTGAATGTGTTCCGCAGTGAGCCGTTCTTGAAACCGCTTGCGGAGGGCTGGATTAGCGAGAACACGTCTCTCATCAAATCCCTGCCAACACGCTTCCACCCTGAGCTTGAAGGTATCATTCGGCGCGGTGTAGTGAACGGTGCGTCGGTCAAAACCATCAAAGACCAGATCAAAGAACGCTACGGTGTCACGGATTACCGAGCCAAGCTCATTGCACAAGACCAGACTTTGAAGTTGAACGCTGACCTTACACGCTACCGTCTGCAGAGCGTCGGTGTTGAGCAGTACATATGGCGCAGCGTGCAGGATAGCCGCGTAAGGCCCGAGCACGCTGACCGCAATGGGGAAAGCTATTCGTGGAAGGAAGGTGCTGGCGGCGAACACCCTGGACAGCCTGTGCGGTGTCGTTGTCGGGCTGAGGCAATATGGGACGAAGCTTGATGAATCAAGGGCTTTGCAATATGAATCAACCCCGCATATACTCCTGACCATGGAAGCGATCCGATATGACCGTACAGCAATCAAGGCCACTCGCACTGACGAGGGGTACTTGATTGACACGCCGATCGTAGGCCGCACAGGGATTCAGCTTTATAAGAATGCCGACGGTACGATCCGACGTGAATTGCGTCCGCCTGAGGAAGTGTTCAAGGCAGATTCTCTTGCAACGTATGCTGGCAAGCCCATCACTGATGAGCATCCTGGCGAACCTGTCACCGCGAAGAACGCCAAGCGTCTTTCTGTCGGTGTTATGCAGGAAGCGGGGAAGCAGGACGGTGACAACGTGGTTGCACCAATTACCATCTTCGATCAGGATATGATCGACAAAGTAATGAAGGGCGGCAAGCGTGAGCTGTCGCTGGGATACAAGGTCGATCTTGAAGAGACTCCTGGTGTGTGGAACGGCCAGGAATATGATGCGATCCAGCGTAACATCCGGGTCAATCATCTTGCAATCGTTCCGCGGGGCCGTGCGGGTAATGCACGCCTCAATCTTGATCGGCATGATGCCGTTTTATTCAACCCTGAAGAGGAAAATGCTATGCCTGAGAATCTGAGCCGTATTCGGCTGGATAGCGGCCTGGAATATCAGGCTGCTCCCGAGGTCGTTGTCGAAGTTGAAAAACTCCGCAATGACAAAGCCGAGCTGACCACGCATGTCGATGAGCTGCAAAAGCAACTCGACACCGTCGCTGCTGAACGCGACACCCTGAAATCACAAGTGGAATCCACCGACAAGGTGCGCTCCGACGCTCTTGCTGCTGCCCGTGCTGAAGTTAAGGCACGCGCCGAGCTGGACAAGGTCGCTGAAGCGTTCAAGGTCGATGGCGCTGGCAAGACTGACCGCGAGGTCAAGGAGCTGGTGATCAAGTCCATGCGTACTGACGCTGACCTGACTGGCAAGTCGGAAGACTATGTCAATGCAGCGTTCGACCTCACGGTGTCCATGAAGAACGACGTCGCGATGGCCGCGCAACGCCAAGCCGGTGCCCCCCGTAACGACGGTCAAGGTGACAAGCCCGAAGCCGGTTCGTACAAGGGCTTCATGTCTCAACTCGGTAACAAGGAGCAGAAATAATGCAAACCACAATCAGCCAATACGGCGCCGCGGCATTCAAGGGGATGCTCGACGGTATCGGTCCGCGTGACGTCAGCAGCTACGCTGCTGAAGAAGCCATTCCGGTAGCCTACCCCGTCAAGCTGGGCACCAGCCCGGACAAGGAAGTCCTGAAGGCGACTGCCGGTGCAGGTGTGGTCGGTTTCGCGCTGCATGACTACGCTCGCGTCCAGGATTCCAACGGCCTGGTCCAGTACGCGCAATATGAAACCGTCTCCGTCCTGAAGACTGGTCGCATGTGGGTGATGACGTCCGATGCTGTGGTTGCTGGTGCTACCGCCAACCTCACCGTCGCTGACGGCACCCTGACTGACGCTGCTGTCGCAGCGGGCATCGAGGCCTTTACGCAAATCAGCGTGAAGTTCGTAACCGGCACGACCGCAGCAGGTCTGGCCATCGTGGAGATCAAGTAACATGAACAAAGATCAGATGAAGTACGACGAAGCTGACCTCCGCGTCATCCAGAACACTGGTCGCTTCGACGCCAACGAGAGCATCTTCTTCGCTCGCCAGCTGGAATTCGTCAAGTCGCAGACTTATGACATCAAGCGGGTCGCCCTTAGCGCCCTGACCCTGATGCCTGTCTCGACCGCGATTCCCGAAGGTGCAACGACCCACACCTATCGCCAGTTCGACAGCGTCGGCATGGCCAAGGTGATCGCCAACTACGCCAACGATCTGCCCCGCGCTGATGTGACCGGCAAGGAATTCACCAATCCGATTCGTTCGATTGGTAACGCCTACGGCTACAACGTGCAGGAAATCCGCTCGGCCATGTTTGCCGGTGTCAATCTGAACGGCAAGAAGGCGATGGGCTTCGATTATTTGCGCGACAACATGGTCTATGAAGTCGGCGACCGCGTGCAGC